GTTTAATGCACCAACTTTTTGTACGCCCATTGCGAATTGGTCTTGATCACCGTTTGTAGCAGCTGCATATCCAGGAATAGATTCAAGGATTGTAGCAACTGAAGGAGAACATACTAGGAAGTTTGCACCACCACGTAATGTTTTTTGGTGAATCTTGTTAGATACTTTTTGTACTTTAGTACCTAGAGTTTGGAACCACTGACCTTGAGTGTTATAGAAGTCAGAAGTACCAGTAGTCCATGCACCTGCGGAAGCATCCCATACTTTGTTGTTTTCAGCTGACCATCTCTCAGTTGTGTTAGCATCTAAGATAAGCATATCTAGAATCTCTAGATCGATTTCCATTGAAATGTACTCACTTAAAAGTGAAGTTAATTCAGCTTCAGCATCGATTGAGTGATATGCGTTAAGGTCTTGAGCGAATTCAGGAGTCCATTGAGCTTTTAGTTTTCTTGTTTTAGCAACGATGGCTTCAGATTGAAGTTTCACGTCGATTTCAGGAATACCTAAGTTTTCAACAGCTCTTGAAGAAGCAGCTTCGAAGTCACCTCTGTCATTATCTACAGGCTGTACAGCATATTTTACTGTTTCAGTACCTAAATCAGCAGCACTGTTTAATCCTGAACGAGCAACTACGAAAGTTACAACGTCACCAGATACAGTAGTCCATTCTGGGTTAGATGTTACGTCAGTTGAACCTGAATAGATTCTAAATGCACGAGCTCCTTTTAAGTCAGCATTAAGACCAGAAAGGTTAACAGCTACAGTAGCATAAGAGCCAGTAGTGATATCTGAATCGTATCCTACGTCTGCAAGTGAAGCAGAACCTACAGTAGTAGATTTAGTAGTAGTCTGTTCGTTGATAGAATATCCGAATTGACCAGCACCATAAAGACCTCCTGAAGGATCAGTATCTTTAGTCATTTTAGTGGCACCAGCAGTAACGTTACCGTACATGTTTTCACCGTCAGTACGTCCACCATTAGTGTCACCGTATTTAAAGTCTAGATAAAATACTAGACCAGAAGGTAGGCTCATTGGTTGTACAGATACGAAATCTTGAGCAACGATTTGAGCAAATACCTTACGTACAAGAGGGAGAGCAACTCCAGCCCAAGTTTCACCTTGACCGGCAGTAAATGATGCACCACCTTGTGTATTTGTGTTAGCTTCAGCCACGATTTGTTTAGCTTGGTTTTCTAAGATTACGGCCATGTTACCGGCTCTTTTCTCATCAAGACCTTCTAATAAACCAGACTGAGCCCATTTGTTAGCAAGTTTTTCGGCGTCAGCAGCCATGCTTTTGTATCCGCCTCTTGCATCTTCTAATAGGTTGTTAATTTCCATGATTAATTATTGGTATAAAATTATTTAATAATTCCAGCTAATTTTTGCATTCTACGAACAGCATCAGATACTTCTGCAATTACTTCTGGTTTACTAGCTGTAGTTCCAGTTGCTTTAGATGCAGATCCTTTGTGTTCTTTTATTGTAGTCTCTTTTCTAGTTCCTACATTATCAGAAACAGTTTCGAATACTAATTTAACTTCTTTTACTGTTTCAGCTTTGTCGAAAGCAGCAATGATGTTAACTTTTTGAGATTCTGTTAAGTTCTGTGCTTTGAAGATTTTATTAACATAAAGAAGTTTAGCGTTTAAGATATTTACTTCATTCAAATCTTTTTGAAGTGTTTCAATAGTCTTTAATGCACCATTTAAATCTTCTTTCAATGTACGGTTGATGTTTTTCTGAGATGTTTCTGCAGTATGAGGAATTTCTACTTCTGTAGACTCTTCAACTGTATCTTCATCTTTGTCTTCACCTTCTTCCATTGTGTCATCGTCTTTTTTCTTTCCTTCTTCTACTTCTTCTTCTGAAATAGAATCAAGCTCACGAATAAGTTCGTCAAGATCGATTTCGTCTTCTTCAGCGCCCATTTCAGGTTCCATAGCAGGCTCTTCTTCAGCACCCATCTCATCTCCCATTCCTTCGATATCACCAGCATCCATATCGTCAGCAGCAGCGTCTCCGCCTACTTCTTGAGCAATAATGTCTCTGATCATTTCTTTG